GCCTGACCTCGACCGCCAGAAGCGTCTGCTTGTCGGTCGCACCGCACCTCGGGCAGCGCAGATACCGCGTCTGGTAGTCGCCAGACCGCTGGCTTGACGCGATCACGTACACACCGGCCCGGCACTTCGGGCACGAGTCGCCACTAGCGGCCATGCTGCGTCAGGTACTCGCGGAGTTCTCGGGCACGGGCCGCCGCAGCCATGCGACGATGAGCCTCGGCGTCACGCTGAGCGCGGAACGCATCGTAGGACCGCTGAGCAACTTTCACGTCGGCGTCGGGGTACGCCGGGAAGGTGACCGGCCCGACATCGAGGAGCGAGTCGATGCGGTTGATGACTCTGACACTGCGTCCATCTTCGACGCTCCACGAGTCGCCGCCGCTCGGCACGGTGAACGAGAACGACGAGCCACGCACGATCCCAGCGCGGATGTTGGCCGCGATGTCGCGACCGTAGGACGTGTCTGGCACTGGGAACTCATACCGCAGCCCGACCTCGTCCACGCTCATCGACAGCGTGCCGGGATACCTCGCGAGCGGGTAGTTCGCGTCGTGATTCCAGAGAGCGCGAGTCTCCAGCGGGCGACGACGCCCGCGACGCTCGGCCACGATGCCGAACGCACCAGGGTCGATCCGCTCGATGAACGAGCCTTCGAGCTCCAGCGACAACACGCCGAACTTCGCCGCGTAGCCGACGATGTACTCGCGCTCGCTGCCGTCGTCCTCGCTGCGGCTCTCGACCGCGAGCAGCGGCACCGCCGACTCGATCTCGTCAATCGCCAGGCTGCGTCGCTCGATGTTCATCGTCGTGCTCCTTGCGCTCTCGTCCGCTGCGTTCATCTGCGTCACAAGTTTTCTGCTCCATGAATATCCCGAGTCGCCACCCCATAGCTAAAGCGCCCAGGCGATGCGTCCGGCTGATGGAAAGCCGTCCTCGCCTGGGCGAAATCCCTTCCCCTGTTTGTCGCTCTGGTGGCGGTCGAAGTAAGCCTTCATTCTCCTGCCCGTCTCCGGGCTGATGTTCACTCCGTTCGATAGGTCTCTCGCTCGGGCTACGCCGACTGCCGTGCCGCCTCGGCCGAACTCTTCGCGCCATGCAAGTCCCCTTGCGGCTTCCTCTCGCACGCCTGACGGCGGCGAGAAGTCGATGTGGTCATACCTAGTTGCCACGCTTCCGCCTCCGTGGCTTCGCCCGTGGCTCCTCCGCAGGCGGCGGCTCAGGCAGCGGGTCGATCTTCGTGAGCGTGCTCACCTTGTGCCCGACCTGCGTCTCGGTCGCCCGCCACCCGCCGCTCGCCTCTTCGTAGACCGTGATCAGTGCCGCCGGGTCGTCCTCGGTCGAGTCGATCTTGAAGTCGGTGCCAGGCACATCGAGCGTGCCGTTGCCCATGACGTAGTCGATGCGGCCCCGAGCTCGCCCGCCAGCCGAGCCCCACGAGACGAAGTCGCCCTCGGCGACGGTGCCGGGCTCGGCACGCTCTTCGAGCGACCTCGCGGGGGCGTCTTCGGCCACCGGCACTTGCTGCGGCTGCGCATCCGCTGCTGGCACCGGCTGACGCTCGACCACCCCTGCGAGGATCGCGTCGATCTGCGCGGTCGGGATGGAGGGGAACGACGCAGCGATCATCGCTGCCGCACCCTCGCGGGTGACCAGACCATAGGAGATCGACTGCACGATCTCGATGAGCCCGGTGATCTGGGCACCGTTGAGCGATACCTCGGCGACTTGGGGCGTGGCGTCCGGTGCGGGCTCGGGCGTCGGCGACGCGGCGTCGGGCACCGGCTCCTCGACGACGATCTCCTCGACGACCGGAGCTGACTCCGCTGCCGCAGCCGCCTTGTCGAGCGTGGTCATGTTGAGTTGCACGAACCGCACGTCGCCGCCTTCGACGGGGTTCATGTTCTCCCACGCACGTATCTCGTTCACGCTCGCCACGCCCAGATTCCAAAGCGTGTTGAAGTACGCCGATCTTCCGGCGGCATCGGCACGCAGTAGCCCGCGTGTGTCGAACTCCGCGAAGAGCGAGTCGTCCGTGATGAGATCGCGAGCAATCGCAGACTCGATGCGACGCAGCCACGGCATCAGTCCGTTCGTGACGAAGTCGATGCTCTGCTGCTCGATGTTCGAGAACGACGACCGAGACAGATCGCCGACCAGATGAGGCGGCACACCCCAGACTCGTGCGCACTCCTCGACGGCGAAACGGCGGGTCTCCAGAAACTGCGACTCCTGCATATTGCCGCCGCCGATCTCGATCGGCTTCAGTCCACCTTGAAGGACCGCCGTGCGGTGGCTGCGCTCACTACCACGGTGCATCCGCTCCCAGCCGTTGCGAAGCGCCTCGGCCGCCTCGGCTGAGATCGTGCTATCGGTAGACAGAACCACACCGGGACGGGCACCATTCCCGAAGAACGACGCGCCGTGAATCTCGCACGCACGGGCCAGCCCGATCGCGTCGCGGGCAAGCTCGACCGGCACCATGCCGTTGACGCCGTCGTCCGACAGCCACCGCAGGTGCATGATCGCATCCTGCGAGTAGATCGTCTCGGTGCCGCGATCCTCGCGGTAGCGGTAACGGAGTCGCCCGTTCTCGATCCGCTCGACCTGCATCCGGCTCGGGTGCAGCACGATCAACTGCGTGGCGGGACCGGCACCGGCGATCTCGACGAACGCCTGCCCGTGCGTGAGTAGGTGGAGCATGATCTGCTCGCGCCACTCGTAGCTCGTCTGCCAGCCGTTCGGACGCTCGTGGAGGATGCGATACAGCGGCACCTCGCGGGCGATTTCCTTGCCGCCGTTGGGCAGCCGCCGGTAGAGATGCAGCGGGAGCCCTGCCACGCTGGACGACAGCACGCGAACGCACGCGAGGACCACCGTCGAACGGAGCGCCGTCTCAGGGTCGATCCGCACGCCAGACGGATTGCGGTTGCCGCCGTAGCCGCCCGACTCGTAGTCCCAGTTGCGAGACTCGTACTCGGAGGTCGGAAGCCAGAGGATGCGTTCGGATGGTGCGATCATAGGAAGAGGATGGATGGTTCGTCTCCAGGCTTGTTCGTTATCTGGTCGGACTCCCAGCCGCCGAGGGCGAAGATGAGAGCCACGATGCCGTCGATGCGTCCCGTGCTTTTCTTCTTCACCGGCCGCACGTCTTCGTACGCGTTCGTCTCCACGGTGACGTTCGCGGCCATCCACGAGAGCACCGGATTGCCGCCGTGCCGCAGGCGTTGCTGCAACACGAGCGACTCCAGGCGGCGCGTCGGCGACGACATCCCGCGAAAACCTTGGCTCCATCCTGACACGCGCAGCCCCGCCCCTTGCAGTTCTACCGCGAGCTGCACCGCTCCGGTCAGGTCCATGTAGACGTGCTCGACCTCGTGGGTTTTCGTGTACTCCAGCACGTACTCGCGGATCTTCGAGTGGTCGATGATGTTCCCATCGGTCGCCGTGATGTACCCCGAGTTCACCCAGTGGGAGAAAGGCTGGCGGTCGGTTCGCTCCCGCTCCATGATGAGGTCGCGGGGAGCCCAGAACATCGCATCGACCTCGAACTCGTCGCCCTCGCACGGGTACAGAGCGACCATCGCCGAGAGGTCGGTCGTCTTCGACAGGTCCATTCCGACGATGCACTTTCGACCGGCGAACGGCTCACGTGGACCGCTGGCACACGCGGCCCACTTGTCAGGGTCCAGCCACCTATTCGTGGACTCGGTCCACACTCCCAAGGAATATCTGAGCCAGCCATTCAATTTCGTCGCCTTGTTCTTCGCCTCGCGGGCATCCGCCGCGAACGCCTCCTCTGTCATCGTGATGCCCATGCCTGGATTGCATCGACGCCACGTCGCCGGATCGAAGTAATCCTCGCTGCCGTCTGTTTTCGCGCCGTAGATTCGCCCGTAGAACCTCGGGTCGTACTTCGGATCTGCGACCACCTGCTCGGCGTACTCGTGCTGCTCCCAGCAGATCGTGTCGCGCCGGTCGCCCGCCGTCGTGATCGTGCAGAGCAGCGGCTCACGCCTGGAGCGACCCGAGTAGCGGAGTGCCTCGAAGAGCCTCCGGTCGGGCCACGCGTGGAGCTCGTCGCAAAAAACGAACGAGTAGGACGGCCCCTCGGCCGCACCAGCGTCACGCGAGATCACTCGCATCGATGAGCCAGTGCCGATGCACACAATCGTCTTTCGCGAATCGACGACCTCAAGCGACGCCGCCAGTTCAGGCGACCGCTTCACCATCGCGGCTGTCTCGTCGAAGATGATCGCCGCCTGATTGCGGTCCTTCGCCGCGATGCACCCGAGCTCGCCTTGCCCCTCCATGAGCAGATGCCAGATCGAGAGGCAGGAGAGCAAGGTGCTCTTCGCGTTCTTCTTTGGCACCTCCAAGTAGGCGAGCCGATACCTCCGCAGCCCGTCATCGGTTCGCCACCCGTAGAGCGGCTCAATCACTTCGTGCTTATGCCAATCGAGTAGCCGCATCGGCTCGCCCGCCTTGGCGGTGGGCGAGTCCTTGGTGTGGCAGCACACCGACTCAAGAAAACCGATGACGAGGTCGGCTGCGTCTTGATCGTACGTGTAGCCCTTGACGAACTCGGGCCTACGCCTTGCGGGCAGCCTTGATCGCCCTGAACTTGTCGATGGCGCTTTCGGCCTTGGCATCCGGTTCCACCTTCAGCGAGGCACGGGCAGCAGGCGACAGTCCGAAGTCGGACTCCAGTTGCCGCAACTGCTGTGCGAGCTTGTGTGCGATCGCGACCTCGGGGCGCTGGGCGATGTACTTCACCTCGCCGCCGTCGTTGAGGATTGGGTACGTGTCGCCTTCTGCCTTGAGTTTCGCACGCACCGCCAGCCACCACTCCCACGTGTCGCAGTAGCGGGCGAGTGCCTCGACATCGGCGCGCGTCATCACACGCGTCGCCTGAAGCATCGGCAGGAGTTCGCCCCAGCGACGGGCTGCCACCTCGCCGAGGTGTGGAGGCATCGAGACGCCGTCGGTCGGCGGCTGCGGCTCGTCAGGCGAGTCCGGCTTTTTGCTCGGATTTCCGCGCAGCAGCCGAAGTTTGGTCGGCTCAGGTTTTGGCCCGCGTTTGCCCACGACCTACCCCCCTCGAATTACCACCGCCCATCTGCACACACG